GGGTAGTTTCATAGCTGTACATCTGTTCTTGTATAAACTCTACATACTCATCTGTGTAACCTTGCATTTCTTCCTGGTAAAATTCTTTGTCTTTTAGCTTCTTCATTGCTGAAGTAAACTTCCTAGAAGTCAAACCAGGATCTATTAACTTTTTCACTTTTAACTCTGCTATTTCGTGTGCTAGGCTTCCTTCTTTTGCATATTCACTCTCTACATCTTCAAATTGCTCACAGAGTCTTACAGAAGGTGGACAAGCCATCCACCTTGATGCACTAGAAGGTCCTAATAGTGCATGTGCCATTAAATATCAACTCCTAAATTTTTAAGTTCTTGAACAAAAGCTCCATAACTTTCTTGAGGTAGAACAGTTATAGCATTAACTCCAAACTTTGCTAATAGTTCTTTCATAGTTTTTCTGTTATTTTCAACATCTTTTGCTACCCAAGCAGCTGCTATTCTTTGTAAATCATCTGCAGTATACTCAGCTGTCTTAGTAGGTAAAGGAGTTGCTACAGCTATAGGTGCTTCTTCTTTTTTAGCAGGTGCTATAGGTAGTTTTTGAGCAGGAGCTTCTTCTACCTTTTTAGCAACTTCTTTTGTTTCTTCTACTTTAGAGTTAGATTTTTCTACTGCTCTTGCATTATCTATCACTTTACTAATTGCTTTTTCTGTATCTGATTTTGGGAGAGCTATATTTTCAGCTAGATTTATATAGTTTCCTCTTACAAAATCTAATATTTCTTTGCTAACTTCTTCCACACTTCCTGTAAATTCTACTTTTACCATTTTTTATATCCTCCTATTTGCATTTTTTATTAATTTGTTGTAATATATAATCAAAATTTGGTTGATAGTCTGTTGATGATGTGGTAGTCGCAACAGACTTTTTATTTATTCTCAGCATACTGAACACCTCCTTCACACAGCATAATTCCAAAGTTCTTTAATATCCATCGTTAGAGACTCACCTGTTACAATATTTGATAGAACAGCAATATCTCCGTCTTCTAAAATTAACTCATAATAGCTATCATTAATTAAAAACATTTCCATCACCTACAGTTTATCCACAAGTCTAATAATAAGTTCTCCGATTCTTACCTTCTCATTTATTACTTTAAGTTCTCTAAAGTCATCCATATATACTTCCAACATTTCTTTTATAATTTCTTGCTTATAGTTAGATTTATTAACTGGCATCTCTTTTAAAACTTTATACTCAGTGCCTATTTTTTCTAAATAGCCTTTATTTTTTAATCTATTTAAGTAAGTTCTAACAACACCTTCGCTTATATTCAAATCTTCTGAAATTTCCTTATTCGTTGCAAAAGTATTACTTCTTATATATTCCAATAATTCTTCTATTTTAGTCATTTCTATCAACTCCTTAACTTCTTAATGCCAGTGGCATAACTATGTAATCTGTATTATCCTTGCTAAACTTGACAGCACTTCTGTTATTTTTCCCTAATGCGATATTAAATTTACTACCCTTAATCCATTTGAACCACAAGTCTAAGTATTTAAAATCTAAAGAAGTTTTTAAACTTGCAGACTTGTTATCTAACTCCATAATCTCTAAAAATAATTTGGACTCATCATTTGGATAAGCTTCAACCATTACTTTTCCATTTTCAAAACTAAAAAATCTAGTAAAATACTCTGCCCCACTTACAGTCTTTAACATCTTCCAAACTACGTTTTCGGCAAAATTTACTGAAGAAAATGCTTCAGTATAAGTTTCATAATCTAATCCTTCTCTAACTGTAGCAATGTTTGGTACTCTTATATCTTTCATCGGCTCATATTCAGTTACTTCAATACCTACTTGAATTGCAAGTTTTCCATCTTTAAGTACTGCTAAAGATTTGGCTTTTTTCAATACATCTAGTACATCGTACATAAGAGGAGTATCTACATTGGTTCCAGGTAATGCTTCATTTTCATCTTTCACCGTCAAAAGTCTATAAGTATCAGTAAACCCTGCATACCTACCACAAACTATCAATCCTTTAAGTTCTCCAGACTTTGCTATGCTGGTAAAGTGATTTAAAACTTTTATATCGTCTTCTCCCAAAACTAGAACTTGCTTTCCATTATTTTGAGAATTGTAATCATTTATATTCATTTCTTCTCCTTGAAATCTTAAATTTTTTAATGTATAATCTAGGTGAAATATGTTACCTAAATATTTTTTCTTAAAGCATCTGTCATACAACTTTGGTCGGGAGTAGCAGATGTTTTTCTTTTGTATGCTGCTAATATGCTAGCTATTACCAATGCTAGTTTCTTCATAACTCTTCTCCCTTGTGCTTCATAAACCAATCTGCCAATTTTTCTTTTATAACAAGATGCTTTACACCAACTTTTATAAAAGGAAAATCAGAGTATTCTCTTGCAATCTGTTTTAATTTTTGTAAACCTATTCCTGTGAGTTCTGCTGTTTCTGGCATTGTTAACAACATCTTTTCTGACATCTTAATCTCTCCTTTCTAGTTAATTTTTGCTGTCAGCTGAGTAATAATATCCTGACATTTATTCTCATAATATATTGAGTTATTGCATCTAGCATCATCTGTTTTAAAACTTATAGCCCCATAAGTCCAGTCATCCGTGTAATAGCTCATTTCTGGAGTTAATGAGACCTGATTAATATCATCCCCAGGATTTAAAACTACATAAGCCTGATATTTTTCAGAAGTGGTATTAAGAGCAACTACATATTTATGATTTTTAAACAAGCTTTCACGAGCAATAAATGATCCTTTTACAACTCCCATTCTGCATCTTCCTCCCATATAAGCCCTTCAAAGTCATACAACTCTACGTACTTCATGTACGCCCCAAAAATGACTTTAATTAACCACACAACTTTATACTTCACCACATCTTTAAAAGATGCTCGTTTATTCACTTTCAAAAGTTCTCTTGCAGCTATTTCGCTTCTAGTCATTTTCTCCCTCCCATATTTCTAATATTTCTATTATTTTTAGTGCTCTTTTAAAATTCAATCCTTTAAGTTCTTCTCTATCCCAGTACTTTTTTAGAATTGTGCAGCGTAACATTTTTTAATCCTCCTACTTTTTTATAATTACTTTTCCATCTATAATTACTTTCCCACCTACTAATTTTATATTTTTTAAAGGTATCCCTTTTACAGGGACATTATTTATTTTTACTATTTTCATCTTTCTTCTCCCTTACTTTTTAAGCAACCATTATTTTATATACTTGATAAAGCATTCCTAATGCTCTATCTCTTAGTTCATGTTTACTATTTTCTAAAATAACTTTATTCTTTTCATACCATTCTTTCGCTATGTTTCTATCATAGAAGTGTTCGCAGTCTACTCCTAGAAAGTCTAATTGTTGTTTATCTTTTAATTCTAATAAACCAAATATTATCTTTGCTTCATAACTCTTAAAATATAAGTCTTCCATTTTTCCTTCCTTTCTTTTGTGTTATAATCATCTCAAAGGAGGTGATCGCTTTGAAATCTTTTATTGAATGGTTAAAAACATCTCAGTACCTAAATTCTGATAGTATTAAAGGTGATATTGCTAGAGATATATTAAGAGATAAGACTTTCCCTGATATATCTGAAGAAGACAGATTAATATCTTATATGAATAGCAAGTTAAAGTATGGAGCTTTAGCACCTATATCAGAATTTAAAACTATTTATAAATCTTATCTAGCTTATATCAACAAGGATAACTAAACATTTATCTGGGATATCAATTTTTTCATTTTTTGAAGAATACTTACCTTTAATTTCAATATCGTATTCTTCATATATCCCAGCTTTAAAAATTTGAACTTTTTCACCCTCATTTTTTTCCATAGTTTTCACTATTAAAGTTAAATCTTCTCTCGTTAGTTTCTTATCTTCTATGAGCTGATTTAACTTTTTTATTTCTTCTGTTGTTCCTTCTACTTTAAAACCTTTATAAATATTTTCCATAATGATCTCCTTTAACAAGGTTCAAACATATCACACAGTTGGTTTCCATCACAATCAGAATAGATGCAGTCAGCACATGTACGACCTTCTCTACGATATCCATTTGCATACTCATCATCGGTTCTGTCGTCATTTTCCATCCCTGTTTTTTCTAACTCTTCTTCATTTTCTAGATCTTCGTTTTCGAATTCATCTTCATAATTTTCGTTCATAATAAATCCTCCTTTTTTATTTTCTTCAAATTTAATTTCATCTGAATTTTTTTCTTTCATATCTTCTCCTTTTTTTAGATTAATTCTTGAGTTTTCTCAAGTAAGTCTACAAAAAAAATATCCATTCTTTCTTCCCTAGAAATATCTAAAATCTCACTCATTTTTGTAGCTTCTTCAATAGTTAGAGTTTCTCCAATAGTATTATTTATCTTTTGATTTAATGTTGAAGCATTGATCCCTATTTTTGTTGCCAATTCTTCCTGAGTCATATTTTTTTCTTTTAACTTAGCTTTTAATTTTAGAGTATTTATCATTTTAGATCACCTCATTTCAATTTTATTTTTCTTGAGTTTTCTCAAGTTGATTTAATAGTACCACTCTTATAAAAATTTGTCAATATATTTTTTGATTATATTCAAGATTTTCTTTTAAATTTTAAAA